CTTGAGCGGATCGTTGAATAGATGCTCCTGCATCGAGTGCACCCGCTGAGCCCACACCTGGAGCTCGCCCTCGCTGGTCGCGTTAAGCCCGCTTGGGGAAACACCGGTCAACACAACGAGCGGAATACCAGCAACGCAGGCGATGCGCTCGAGCGACTGAGCCTGCAAATGATCCAGCGTGCCGAGGGGCGCGCTGACGTTGCCCATTTCCTCCTGGCGACCCAGCACGAACGTTCCGGAGTTATCGCGATAGTTGTTATACAGCGCGACACGCAAGCGTAGTTCCTCGCCCGCGCCATCGTTTAGAATGTCCTCCATCTTGTCGGTCTTGAACCACATGGTCGAGAACGACTTGATCAGCCGCGATACGCTCGCCCGCGCGCTCTGCTCGTATTCCACCGCCTGCTTGATCATCTGCGACATGGACAGCCCGCCGAACGCATAGGCAGGCTTCATCATGTCGGGGATTTCGCGCGAGATCAGCGTCAACAGCCTGGTGCGATGCACCTCTTTGCTCAGCACGTACCACGTCTCTGGCCGGTAGAAATCGTCGGCAAACGGGTTCGTAGCGTTGTAACGGTTCGGATAGGACCAGATCGGCTCGATAACCCGAAAGGTCTTGAGCGAGCCTTTTTTGAATAAAGCAGGCGTCAGCTTCAGCGGGATAGCGAGCAGCTCTGGCTCGACCACACCGTTATCGATGAACAGGTGCGCACGGCCGAAAAAGCCATCAAGCTCAGCCAAGCGCCGAAACTTGTCCTGAACCTTGTGTCGCTTCAGCTCCTTCTCGATTACCTTAATCTTATCCGACTTATCAGCGTCTCCGGTCGCTTTGATGGAGATCCATTTCCGCGTCATTTCCTTCGCGATGGTCTCGGAGACGAGCCGGTATTCCGGGATCTGCGTCAGCTCGGAGAGGTACGGGATACCGAGCCACTGCGCACCGCTGAAATACCCGGTGTAGTCGTTGAATATCACTGGAGCATCGTCCAGCGCCATCGGCCGCACGCCCTTGGGGACGACGCCCTTGGGTGGCTGGGCGGGTCGAAAGTCAGGGGTCGGCTGCCTGGCGGCGGAAGCGGCTACGGCCTCGGGGCGGATGCGCTTCGCGGGTGCGGGTGCTGGCGGCTTGGTTAGCTTTCCTTTCTTTTTCGCCATCGCGATTACGTTACCCATATTACCCTAGATAACCGTTGACTGCGTGACGTCACGGTGCTATGTATTGGTCATCGAAAGGGAGTTAAACAGATGACCCACATACCGCAATGGATAGAAGAGCAGCCCCACGTTCTAGTAGGCGGGATCTATTTCCTCATCGAGACTGAGAACCGAGGCACCAAGAGCTATCTGCTTTCCGAGACGGCGCCGCGCACCAACCAGTCGCACGCTGATCGTCTATCAGGCTGGTGCGGCACATCGAACGACGTTGCTACGTTCGCTCGCGGTCTTGTTAGCGTTGAGCGGTTTGCGCGCAATGGACGGACCCGGATAAGCGCGATCAAGTCTGGCGGCGTTGAAGAACGCGAGGCACTTGAAGATTTAGGCTATCCGGCTCTGACAGCAGATGAATAAAACAACCCCCAAGACCGACGCGGAGCGCCAAGCCCGGCGTCGGCAGCGGCGAAAGGACGAGCACGCACGGATAAAAGCGGCTCTAGTCCTAATCGCCAAGGTATCCACTGACAAGCAGGCTAGGACAATCGCCATGAACGCACTGACAGGACAAGACACATGACCGCACGCACAACAGAATCGCACCGCATAGCACAACCCAGCAAAACCCAAGAGGCAACAAAAAAGCTTGTTGAACAGATGTTGGCCTCATTCGCAGCCGTGCTGGATCGCGAACTCCATCATAAGATTGAAGCCCGCGAGCTGCTCCAAGCCGACAAGATCAGGCAGTTAGTTGACAGCGAGATTGCCAAGCTATACCCCGCTATCAAATCAGGCAGAAGCCTCGAAGCTAGGATTAAGAGACTGGAACGCGCGACGAAACTCGCCGATCAAATCCTGGCTGCTCTGGATGCCCGCAAGAAAGAGAAAAGCGCCGCGCCTAGAAAGAAAGCTACACCCTAATCCCCAGCCGCATCAGCGCCTCGGGATTGATCTTCATCGGCCGGTGACCAACACAGAACCGGATCATCACCGCATCCGCCAAGTTCGGCGATTTCTGCCCGTCGGGGGCTTTATCCACCACCATCTTACCAGCCAGATTGAATGTCATTGTCGGCTGCGACAGCTCCATCAGCAGCTTCGGCAGAAGCCTTAGCTTGCTAGAGATGGAGATGATCTGATCAGGCGGACAGCGTTCGCCGTCAACCACCCATCGATGCGTGCGCTGAAACCGTGTGCGCAACCCCCAATACGACTGCGCCTTTGAATTAGCGAAAAAGTCCTGGTTCTGCCGACCCTTTACGTCCTCACCCTCCGGATCGTGGACGCCACCCGATCCTCGGAACGGAACGACGCTGACCGTTCGGCCGCTAGCCTTGCGCTGGTCATTGATGATCCGAGAATCACCACGAACACCGGCGCCAAGGCCGTCTGCGTCGTAACGGAACTCCCGATATCCTTCGATGTCGCATATCCCGAAGGCACGCTGGACAGTTCCGAAGATGTCGTCGCCCTTGCCGCTCCATTCGTCGAGAAAGTCGAGTAGCACCCCGTGCGCGCCGCAGAAGGCATTTAGATCGCCACCCTCGTCCGCCACGTCCAGCGCGCCCGCGCGGAGGCCGGTCGGCTTGATGCCTAACCTCAGATGCGCATCAACCGCAGCCTGGACCCAGGCGCTGGGAATGAGAACACCCTCGACCGAGGCCGAAAAGTCGATATCGATCTCTTGGGCGACAGTAACCGGATCGAGCTCGGTCTTTTTCTTCTCGTACCAGGCCTCGTCTTTGCGAGGATCATCGCGCCAATGAAAGCGAAACACACGTTCCGCAGGCCACGTCGTCACTTTAGTGTGGAACGAATTACCCAACCCGTTGGCTGAACTCATATCGATCCGGCAGTTTGTGGTCATCGATAGCGAGGCATCGGCTAGAATCGGGTGCTCAAGGTGTGCCGCTTCGTCTACCAGATAGAGAGACGATCGAGCGCCACGACCGATGCCGTCGCCGCCCTCGCCCATGATAACCGAGCCAGTATCGGGAAACCGGATGAGCTTCTGCGGCGCATCACCTGGTGTCCAGCTACCTCGGAACTCTGCCGGCAGCAACGCCATGAATTGACGCGCCTTCCAAAACAGCGATTTAGGATCGCCGAACTTATCGATCAGCTCGGATTTACGAGAACCAAAGCCAATCACCATATCGTCGTTGAAGGTGCAAAGCGTGCAGGCTAGCGCGATCGCCAGCCATGAAGCACCGACGTCGCGAGACTTCGGCATCACGCCTGGCCGCCTCATACGCCAGCTCTCTACAATCCACTCTATGCACTCGATCTGCCGCGGGAAGAGTTGGAACGGCAGCACAACCGGAAGCCCGACCTCGATGTTACGCGGATCGGAGGTGCAGCCCCAGTCGCTTATAAACTCAGCCTGATGGTCCCTATAGTAGGCTTTTACCCTCGGGAGCAGATCCGGATTGGCCCGCAGTCTGGCGAGGGCTTCGAGCCTACGATTGAAGATCGGCGGGTAGTCGGGACTCTTCCAGTCGAATGTCCCCATTGTAGATTTATCACACATTGTGCGATCGACAGAGCTCTCATCGAACATGCACGATTCATTCAAAACTTTTGTGCCAAAGTGGCGCTAATATCTAAACATAGGGAACAGGAACAAACAAACCATGAACATTCTGTTTAATTGGGATGACTCAGTCACCAACGCGCCAGCCGGTTACGATATTGCCGACTTCAAAGCCTCCATCATGGCAGCCGGAGCACAACTCGATAGCCTGTTCTCCAACAACATAACACTCACGATCGATGTTGGGCTTGGTGAAATTGGCGGAACGCCGATACCTGGTTACGACCTCTCCGAAGGCGGCCCCGCCATCACTGGCGGAGGCGGTACCTGGATACCATATGCTGAAGCAATCTCTGAATTAAAATCGCATACCACCAACCAAGCTAATTTAGCGCAATTGGCGACACTTCCATCTACCGCACCGACCGGCATGAGCTATATTTTTGCATCTGCAGGCGAGGAAAAAGCGTGGGGTCTAACCTCCCCCAATAGTAGCGAAGTAGACGGTGACATCGGCTTTTCTACTCAGGTGGCATATTCGCCCGTCTCAGACCGCGGAATTTCTGGCGAGTACGATCTGCAAGGCATGGCCATTGCTGAAATAGCTCATGCTGTATTGGGCAAAATAGCCGGCACCCCAATCCAATTAGTAAACTACGCAAGCCCAGGCGTTTTAGAGCCCGTCGGGGTCTCGGGGGGCTATTTTTCCCTCGATGGTGGGGTCACAAACCTCGGAGACTTCTCCCAACAAATCGGGGTAGATTGGAACACAAGCGGAGACGGCGATCCTCTTGATACATATGCTGATCCAGGGATCGCAGAGACAAACATCAGCGCCAAGGATTTAGCGCTCCTTAGCTGGCTAGGGTTCGACAACACCCCGGGGACACCTTCGCCGCCAGTATCTACGCCACCGACATCTACACCGCCGACGTCACCACCGACTTCTACGCCGCCGACATCACCACCGACTTCTACACCACCAGTATCCACACCGCCGACTTCTTCGCCACCTACGCAGACACCGCCAATATCTACGCCACCTACGCCGACACCGACACCGCCAACGCACTTCTCAACGATTGACGAAACAACAGGGCAATCCTCAACCGTAACCGGCGACCCCTACACTGGCCCAGTGGCTGACTTACAGTGGCAATTGATCAACATATCACCAGACAACCTCAACATCAGCGCCACAGCTCCAAACGCGTTCATACACTCTGGCGCTGGCGAAGATGCTCTTCAGGCGCTGAGCGGAACCAACGTGATGGACGGCGGCACCGGATCCAACTTCCTCGTAGGCGGCAGTGGAACAGACACGTTCTTTGTTGATGACCGCAACGCCCCGTCGGACATTTGGAGCACCATGGTCAACTTCCACACAGGGGACGCGGCGACAGTGTGGGGCGTGACCCCGCAGGACTTCCAGCTAGCCTGGGTAGACGGGCAAGGCGCCGCTGGCTACACAGGCCTTACATTGCACGCCACGGCGGCAGGCAAAGCCACCGCATCGCTGACGCTGGCCGGAATGACAACGGCCGATTTGCACAATGGAACGCTCACGACATCGTTCGGAACGATCGGCGGCTCAAGTTATATGGAAATCAACAGACTAGGTTGACCATCAGATTTCGCGAGGCCGAAACTTATGCGCCACTCTCTCATCGCCATCGCCGCTGCCGCGCTAGCCTTCATCCCCACCGCCTATGCCGCAGTTCAAACCGTCGAAGCTGACAACGGCGCCGTCTATCGAATCATACAGACTAGGTATTATAGCGACAATGGAACTGCTGTCGCCTTAGTCTCTACACCGGATGTCGAACAGACCAGCTTTTTGTTTGATTGCCAAGGACGGCGCATGGCAATCGGAAATTCCATGCTAATGCGATCTATCCCGCCGCGCAGTGTGGCCGGCAGGATCGCTGACATAGCGTGCGCAAAGCATTAGTTATCGCCGCCCATAATCTTCTGATACGCTTTCGACGCCTCGACCGGGTCGGTCAGCGACACTTGGTGCACGGTCTGCACCGGGCCGCCATCAGGGCCAGTGTGGGCTATCACCGACGTGTCGCGCTGCTGAAGCACCACCTTGCCCAGCCAGATCAGCATGGCTGTGTCGCCGGTGTTGGCCTTCTCCCACTGCATACGCCGGATTGTCGATTTGCCGGTCGCGCGGCCCTTTTCGATCGCCTCGGCAACCTTTGGGTCGTAATACTTTCCGTCGGCGTTCAGGTGGTCATAGAGCGTAGATCGGCCGATCCCCAGCAGCGCAGCGATTTCATCGACCGGGCATCCGATAGACGCCGCGCGCTCAACCGTGTCCAGATCGATGGCTACGAAAGGACGACCGCCGCCTTCGCCGCGATGGCCATGCTTGGCGGGGACAGTAAATGCTTGGTCGGTCATGGTCCGTTTATGGTATCCGATAACGTTGAGGTCGACCCCGCCGCCTCTAGCCCACGGTCCTTCAGATTGCGGTGATATTCAGCCACATGTTCGAGACCATCAGCACGCATATCACCGATGGTACA